ACATTTTCAGTCATCATATTACTCCTTTTATGGTTAAATTACGCTTTTAAAATTATAATGTTTTATTGTAATTGTCAAGCAAAAAAAATAAAAAAAATCCCCAGATTTTCTCCGGGGATTTGTTCTGCTTATATTTCTTCTTCCGCTTGCTTGTTTGTAACCCATTGGCTCAAGTGCAGCTCAATGATGTTCGGGTATGGTTGCCAGATGCTCTCGTCTTTGGTTTCAAGCCATTCCTGATATTTTTCGGCTATCATGTCAATAATGTATCTGGATCTTTCTCTTGCATATTCTACATCTTCGGCCGAGTATCGCAAAATGGCGATTATTTCTTCTTCGTCCGGCTTTTTAGATTGCATAATAAAAACAAACTCGCTCGGATATTCTCCGTATTTTTCAAAAATCGCCTGACGATAGACCGCATCTTGCAAATAATAGCTGTTTTTGTGCGGCCACTTGATGAAGTTATCTACATCTGCGGATGTTTTGTAGTCAATAACCACGATGCCGTTCTTTGTGCGTTTTATGGCATCTACCTTGCATTTCATCAATAATCCGGTTTGGTCATCTCTCCAAACAATAGGCATTTCTGTTTTTGCTCCGGCAATGATGCTTGCGGCCAATTTGTGACCTCTTAGGCTTGCAATCATCTTTCCGGCTCGTTCCCATTCTTCAGATGATACAACGATGCGTTCATCTGGGAAGTCTTTTATAAATTTTTTATAACCAACTGTATCTCTTCCTTTTGTTCCCCAGTCAGCCACAACAAATCTATTCTCAAGTTCTTCCGGCTCAAGCAACATGCAATGGGCAAGCTTGCCAAATACCAATGCATCGCTTGCATCTTTGTCTGCGTTGTCTTTTCTGTTTGGGTTCAGTGGTGATGATTGCCAAAATCTATAAGCACCGCATCCGCCCTCGTTAAATTGTTTAATCTGGCTTGCTGATAGTGCCGGCAATGCGAAGTATTCATCATCGTTGTTCATGTTGTTAATTTGTTGTATTGTCATTTTCATCTCCTTTTAATGTTTAACCAAGCTAAAATTATAATAAAAAATTATAATTGTCAACATAAAAAAACACCCTTTGCAAAAATGCATCGGGTGCGGAGATGATAACTCTTATATTTTTAAGGATCGAATTAAATACTCGTCGTCTTGCAACTGCATTTATATTATCATATTTTTTTTAACTGTCAAGTGTTACTTGATTGTTCAACTTGTAAGGATTGCACAAGTTCAGTATGTGCAGAAAATGCACCAACTCCTCTAATTTTTAGAGTGGTTGTTTCCATTTTGGAAAATACCATATCGGCGGTATCAACAAAAAGCTTGAGCCAATAAGCCCAAGCCTTCCGCCTATTAAAGAAATGTATCGCTGTTTATAATAATCAATATTTTTTCATTGTCAACGATTATCTGCAATTTCCGTGGCATATATGCAATATTTTATCCGCTTGTATTTTTTTCCGGACAGCTTCGGCTATGCCCTCATTAATCACGCATCTAGGTTTATAATCCGGATGCTTTTTCTTCAACATCAAAACAAAATCAATAAAATTTTCTTGCGGTTTATAATTTATTTTAGGCTTTTCCCCCGGCAAATAACTCCCAATGTATCCGTCCACATGAACTAAATATATATCTTTCATGCCATTTCCCCCTTGACATTTTCAAAAAAAATAATAATATAATTTCTGTTTTTACTCACCAAATACCAAAGATTAACCCACTAAAAATCTTTAGTGGGTTTTCTGTTGTAATGTTCTTTATAAATCTCAAGGCACTGTGCAATTTCCAAAGGTGTTTTAACTGTCCTATGGCAGGTAATTGGCACTCTTTGGGGTTCAATATAAACATATTCAGTCTTCACGCAACCGAGCAATGACAGGATCATCATTGCTAAAAGTATGATGCCACACATTATCTTTAGTCTTTTTTGCCAGCTCTTCAAGTTGTTCTGCTCGCTTACTGGCTTGTAATATAGCTTCGTTGTTCTCTTCAATGGTTTTCTCCAAATATGTTATATTTCCTTTAAGTGCGTTTTTTTCGGTTTCTAGTGCGGTTATTTTATCTTTTGCATTAGTGTATAGAGTGTAAAAGATATATGCAACCAAGCCTAAAAAAACCGATAAATAAGATAAGAACTTAATCATCTTACAACCCCAACAAATAGCAACCCATAAATACTAATCCACCACTTAGCACTTCAGCCATTTGCGTAGCTCTTGAAACAAACGGAATATTCTTAGGAAATACTTTTGATTCGTACCACTCCCAACATATCAGATATATCGGGGATATTGCTAAGCCAATCAAGATATACTTCCAATCAAAGAACATCATCGGTATCATCGGGCAAGTATAACGTAAGAGCATATAAGTAAAGTCATAACCTACACCGTAATAAGGATAAAAACCTTTATCAGCCATCCAATCACAAGGGATATGATACCAACGCTCATTGTATCGCTTGATGGTTTCTTCATCCGGATATCCGCCATTTCCGAGATCAAAACAACATCCGTGTCCGCGGCTCCAGAATTGAAACTGCAACCAACAACTAACCGCTATCGCAATAAGCCAATTCTTCCAATCATAAATATCGGTAACGTATATTGATAAAAAAGCCCCGATCATAGCCACCGTCTGCACGCCCCGGTTTTTTAATATCGGTATATTCTCTAATGCTCCGCCGTACCAACGTCTTAAAAAAGCACCAATAATAAAATAAACTAACCACATATTTTTTTACTCCTAAAAGGCGGACGTAAAGAAGACAAGAAGTAGCGTGTTAACCCATAAACTTTACGCCCATTCTCCGGTTTTAATTAAATTTGCAATTCTCTTTGCCCTTGCCGGTGTTTGTTTAGCATAATCAGAATTTAAACATTCAGAACTGGCTTGTTCATAATTATTATTTTCAAGAGCTTTTATCATTTTTTTAAATTTTGATAATCCTTTTATGCCCAGTTGAAAGCACATATCAAGCAAAGCATATTGGCGTTCTTTATCTAAATTTTTATAAAATGGGAATTTTGCTAATAATTGTTTTTTGCAACTGGCTATGTCATTTCTCAATAGCGTTAACGCTGCATTTTTTGTAATTCCATGCTCCCAATCGCCAATTGCTTTTAATTCTTCGGCTGTAAATGGATTAGTTTCGTAACATCTGCCCACGCCTATTGTCCATTTTCCGGCTGTGCATTTATAAGGTTTTAATTTTAATCCCTCGTGAAAAATAAGCCTATCTATTTCGTATTGTTCTGCCATATCCCCCCCCCATAAAATAATTTAATCAAGTTTATCTTTTATTTTATCCATGACAATTTCTGGATTTTCTTCAACTTTCTTCAAAATACTTTCAATAATCATATAAATTCTAACAGCAAAAAGGCCAAATGTTCCTGATAATCCCACTTTTACGCCATAAGGAATGTCAATATATTCAAGCAACAATCCCGTTAACATTGAAAAAATAAAAGAAATAACAGCATCTCTTATTGTTTGTTTTATTGATATAAAAGGTTTAATTAACACTGATACGCCTCCTATACACGTTCCCACAATAGCATAATCTTTTAAAGTATCACCAATATCTTTAAACAACTTTACTCTCCGGTTTAAATTTATCCCCTATTACAAGCATAAACCTACATTAAAACTTTTGTCAACCGGACTAATCTTTCACGGCCAAATTATCAATTTCTTGTTCAAAAATTTTGTAAATTTCCTTTTTTCCGGATCTGATGCGATATACATCTTTGCCGGTATATTTTACCCAACGGCATATTTCAACATGAACATATTTCGGATCAAGTTCCATCAATCTGGCTTTTCTGTGCATTTGTTCGCAAGCCATCATGGTTGATCCGGATCCACCAAATAAATCCAATACAACATCACCGGGTTGAGAGCTGTTCTTTATTGCCTTTGCCGACAAAGCTATAGGCTTTTGCGTGGGGTGGATGTATTCCATTGCACTATCTCGCTTAATTCGCCAACAAGTGCGGCCCTCTTGAAGATTTTTCAAAAGGCTTAGAATTTCATCCTTTTTCATCTCGGTTAGTTCTTTGCGATTAAATGCCCAGAATGTCTGTTGAGATCTATCTCCACACCATTTGCAGTTTTTCCCCTCATGGCATCCATAAAAGCAAGGCTCGTATGCCCAGTGATAATCGCTATGACCAAGCACCATCCCTTTATCCCAGATTATGACTTGCTTAGGCTTTAATTCCGCCCCTCTGATTGCGTTTTCAAATTGCATGTGGTTGCTGTTGGCATACCACATATAAAACGCACCATCAGGCTTTAGAAAGCGTTTAATGTTTTTACTCGCTTCAAGCAAAAATAAAAATAGCGTATCACCCCGAAGCTTATCGTTTTTGATGATTTCCCATTCTTTGCCGTTTGGGTTATTGGTTCCTTTATAGCTTACTCCATATGGTGGATCTGTATGCACCATGTCGGCTTTTATGTCATCTCCGCCCATAAGCATGGCCACGTCTTTTTGGTTGGTGCTATCGCCGCAAAGAATGCGATGCTCGCCAAGAATAAACAAATCGCCTTGCTCGATGTCGGTTTTTATTTCTTCTACTTCTTCCGGCTCCGGCTCAACAAAGTTGTCTTCTTCAATTTCAGGCTCCGGTATTTCTCCAAAAATTTCGGAGAGGTTGTCCATGCCCCAGTCTGCCAAATCATCAAAATTAAAAATTGTGGATAACTTGTCATTATCCCAAATTCCGGCAATGTTGGCATTCATCCGGACAAGGACTTCTTTTTGTTCTTTCTCGGAAAGGGAGCGGTCAGGGACATAGCAGTCAACCTCTGCCACTCCCTGACCTTTGAGAGCTTCAATTCTGGCATGACCGGAGAGAATAATACCGTCCGGGGTGATATTGATTGGTTGGGCCATGCCAATCTTGTTGATTGACTTATCCAAATCTTTCATGCCCTTTTCGGTGAAAATTCTCGGATTGTCTTTGTGGGGGATGAGATCCGAGATTTTTCTTTTTTCTACATGCCAGTTAATTTTTGCTCCCATTGCTTTTCTCCTTAGATAGAAACAACACCACTTACAGTAACGGATGTGTTTGCTGTCAAAGTGAGATTGTTTTCATCAACGTAGTTGACTTGAACATCAACGGCATCGCCTGTTGCATCTGCCACAGAAACGTGAACAAACTTATATCCAAGTCCATGGTTTACAGTTGACGGTGTGTTGGCTACCAATGCCAAGTTGTCAATTGAAAAGCGGCTGTCTGCTTCGTGATAGCTGTGCAAAACTTTCCAATCTGTATTGGCTGCGGTGTTGTCTGCCGTGTCCGGGTTGTCAACCATTGCCTGCAAGCGGTCGCCTTTGTGAACAGGGATACCAAGCAATGTTCCCTCTGCAGAAATATACCACCAGTCGCCGCCGTCAATTGCACCTGCCGCACCTGAGCCTGCCGTTGGCAAACCAAGAGAGGGGTCTAACTCGTCAACAAATGCACCCAAGCCTAAAATCTCGGCATCAATATAGGCACGCAAGGCGGTGTCTTGTGCATCGAGCTGGCTTTTATTTACGGCATCAGATGCATTTACACCATCGGCAATGCCGGAGATTTTTCCGCCATTAAATTCATAATCTGTATAAATATTTTTTACCATTTAATTTCTCCTATTTTATGATGACGTATCCGGTCATCGGTTTTGATGTTTCAATCATAATAATTCGGGTGCTTTCTAGGTTTTTTACCTTGATGTCGCACTCAATTTTTTTGAAAACATTGTCCGATAGTTTCTCAAAGACCTGCACGCTCGGATTGCTGATGTTGGTTTCAAACTCCAAATATCTGATGTTTGCAAACTCGTGTTTTAGCCCTATGACGTGGTCAATCTCCAAAAGCAAAGGGGCGTTGTCTTTGTTCACAAAGATTGCATAGAACTTTCCGGCTGCAATCTTTTCATCATCAAAAGTTACAATTTGCTGTGTCATTATGCGTTGTCCTCAAGTTTGAATTTCCCGTCATCTACGTTATAGACAAGGATTTTGTTTGTTACTTCCTCTCCGTCCGCTTTGACAAACTTTATCTCATTGGTTTTTGAAAAGGCATCATCTAACGCCAATTTTATAACTTCCGACAATTCCTCAAATTCATAATCAAAACGAATAAGGGGGTTTGCAACGGTTGAAGTCTGCAAATAAAAGCCGTCATCTTTGTTTGATTTTCCATAAAATCGGTAGGTTTCATTTGCCTTTACGCTAAATGTAAACTTCGGGCTTGTGATATTCTTTGGTGTTGTCCGTTGTGCCTCAATCGTGGTCGCATAGTGCGAGCCTGCCACTTCTGAGCTGTCCGACACTTTTTCAAGCCAAAACTCAACGTTGTTAATCGTTCCTTGCTCATTATAGCATTGCGCCTGATAGTTTATTGTTACAATGCCGTCAGCCAAGAACTTAATATCGCCTTGCGTTTTGTTTGGGTCGGTACTTCCGGCGTCCGTCCATGAGTTATCGTTGACAATTTTGTTATCGCCGCCGCTGAACACCCCAACCGGCAGTTTTGTTTTTGCGCTGTTTACGGTGTAGCGATAGCTTGCATATCCGGCAGGTACGGCAACAATACTCCGATAAACATAATCAAGGTTGCGCAAATACTGCTCGCTGATATGCGAATTGTCGGTTATCATCACTCGGTTAAACCAAGGTGTTATATCCGCCTCAAAGTCTTTTAATTTTAAGGTTGTCGGGCTTTGCGAATTGTTAGGGTATAAGCTAATTGCAAGCCCTTTTGCATTTGTTGGCAAAGTGAAAGTTTTAGATTGCTTATGCTCGCCTGATACGACATCTTCGGAAATAAACATCGTGTCAATCACGCTCCAACCTGCCGCAAATACCGGCACTGTGTTATTATATGACAACAATTTAGGTTGCGGTGCCGGTTGCGTTCCAGTATATTCAAGCAAGGAAACATCAAAGGCGTTGTCCTTGTCGGTTAAAGTTACGGTTACAAGTGCATTTTTACCGCCTATGTTTTGGCAATCGTACTCGCTGTAAACCTTGTAAATATTCCAAACCGGCAATTCTAGACCTGTATTTTCAATAATAAGATTATAGCCGGATACTTGCACCTCTGAATTTGTGGCAAAATTTATAAAGGTATTATCGCCAAGCGGCATTTCTCCGCTTACGGTTTCTTGTGGTTGGTCAAAGACTAAAAACCTCGCCAAGTTTAAGGAATTAAAACCATAATAAAGCGTGTCAAACCCGATTTTGTAGCCTGTAAACGCCATAAAGGAAAGCAGTGCAAGTCCCGAACTTTCATCTTTGGTTATGGATTGCAAGCAAATTTGAGTATTTGCGCCAACGGGGATAACTTCTTCATTTGCAAAAACCGGCTCAATTTTGAGGTGAACTCTTGTAAAGGCTTTTGCTTGAAACTCGCCGACATAAAATTCCGGCTTGATTGTGTCGCCTGCTTTGTAGTCAATTTGAACCGCTATCGGGTTGCCGTCATTGCCGGTTATCGGCGTGTCGGTATCGTCCACCAATTCAAGCCTTATTGCGCCGTCTTGCGTTACGGTGTTTTGAGTTGTTGTAGTCGGCTCATAATAAAGCCCGCAAATAAAGGTCGTGCCGCCGCTTATGTTTGGGTCGTCCTGTGGGTCTGTATCTTGCACAACGTAAGACTTTGTGTCTTTGTCTTCATAAACAGAACTTCCGCCCTTTACCCGAATATCACCAAAGTAAAGTTTAGAACGCCCGAATTTTGAGTTTATAAGCTGGTCGCTGCCTAATACGGCGTGAATACCCTCGTTATGGTCTGTAAGCCCTTTTGACAAGTCCGCAACGCCTGAAAGGTTAGATATTCGCAAGGACTTGTCTAAAGATTGGATTTTGTTGCTTGTAAAAGTCCGCCCCTCAAAATCGGTAAAGGTTGTGTTTGATGTGCCGCCGGTTTGAGCGTCCGGCTCAACCTCTAATATTCCGCCGTTTTCCGTTACGGTTGCTTTTTTGAACTGTACCGAGTTAATACCGATATGCACATTGCCCTTATCATCAGATACCGCAAGGCTAAACTCGTGGCTAATTTCATGAGGTATAAATTGCCAAGCGTTTTCGTTTTGCAAGGGGATAAAATAACCAAGATAGCCACTTTTACCGGAAATAGAGAAAGGTGTGCTTGAGCCTTGAATATTGTCGCCTGCTTTGGCTGTAAATGTCAAAGTGGGGTTTGTAATGCCAGAAGATAGCAAGGCTTCAACCATAATGATTTGACCGTCTGCAACAGATGGCAATTCTTGCGTTATTGTTTGGTTGTTTGTTGTAAATTGATAAGCCATATATAGGGTTGTGGATGAGAATTGAGGGTCGGAAAAATCAACCGCTGCTTGTTCTTCAAAGCGATTAGCTTCAAACAAGGCTTTGATTTGCTCTGCTGTTCTGCCTTGTCCGCTTGGTCTGTTTGCAAGGTCTTGATATGCTCCAGTCAATTTCATCTCACGGGAGAATAAAAGAGTATTGACGTTGCCCATGTCCGTATCAAGTTTTGTTTGCACTTGCTTTGTGTTGTCTAAAATTTGCTTGCCCATGTCGGTCTGAACAAGAAGACTGTCCAAATCTTCATTAGAAACATTGCTCAAATCAGCATTTGCCTTTGTGCCAATTGCTTGAGAGTTTTGTTGCAAAATCTTTCCGCTGTCGGTTGCTTGAAACTTCTCATCCAACTTGTCAAGGTCAACGTCTGCAAGGTCAGTTGTTAAACAATCCTTGACCGCTGAGCTATCCAATCTGTCATCGGCTTTGAGGGTTTGGAGCTTATCTCTGATTTGCTCCGGTGTTTCATCGGCACCAATTCCCAAAGTGGAAAGTTTGTTTTTTAATGCCACATCATCAGCGTTTGAAAAATCCTTGTTTAGCTTTTTGGGGAGTTCGGCCACAAGGGAATTATATGCCGGCAGGTTGTTTGGGGTTGCTTGCGGATTGTAGGCTTCGTTTTTAATGACCGTATAATCCATGGCAAGAGCGTATGAGGTGTTTGTATCCACAATCTTCAAAAATAGCTTGTGCGTGCCAAAAACAGTGGTCATCATCTCGTTAAATTTAATAATGAGCGTGCCATCGCTTTCAATGGTTGCCGGAAAGTCTGATTTTGCTTTGTCGGTGTGGTAGGTCTGGGTTGTTCCGCCGTTGTAAAGAATAGACAATTCTATCTCCGCACCAGTATCAATCTGGATGTTTTTGCCGTCTTGCTGAATGGTTGCTTTAATGGCGGTATCCTCAGAGCCTTGCACCAATGTTTGAAAAAGTTTATTGTTTAAGGATTGTGTTTGTAAAAGTGTGTCAAATTGCCGAATGGGTATCATGATAACCCCCCCTAAATTTATTTATAATTAAATTTTAGGTTGTTTTGCCTTTGGTGTCTTAGCAGATAATTGGCAGATTTTTGGCAGTTTAACTGTTTCCATTTCGGAAAGTGTTGGTGGTTATTTCCATTTTGGAAAATACCACATCTACAATTTGCGTATAAAAAACGGCGGAAAGTTTGACACAAACGTATTTATGTAAATTTTAACATCTACAAAGTGGAGAAAATTTAAATACAAAAAAAGCGGTCGTACTCCATACGGAGCCGTACCGCTAATGAAACAACGAAAAAAAGTGAAAAAAAGTATTGTTTCAATTTTTTTTACATCTTTCTTTTATCTGGGAAAAGAAACGTTATTCAAACTTAACCACATTATTTCTGCTGCCCGAGAAATAAAGAAACACAGTTACTTTCCGCTTCCGGAAACTTTTAATGAGGCAACAAATTCTACAAACAACAAATGTTGATTTGTAAAGCGTTCAATACAAGTTATACACTAAACAAAAAATAAGTCAACAAAAAACCGCCCTTAAAGGAGAAAAAGAGCGGTTTGTTTACATCTTATGAAAGGAACAATGAAAAAAACAATAATTATGTTACTCTTTGTTTGCGTAAAAGTCAAGATTTGACTTCCTAAACATCTGAAGCGATTCTTTTAGTCTTCTTCCATAAGTCCAATATCCCATGTGGATGCTGTAATTCTCGGCAAGATAATCCATCGCCTCGTATCCCTCTTTTCGGTTCACAAGGGCAATTAATATCTCCTTGTATGGTGTCGGAATTTTGTAGTCTTCTATCTTTTGAATTGCGGTCATTGGTGCCATTTCTTTGATGTGTATCTTTATCGCCCTGTTTTCTGGATTCATCTCTCTTGATCCTGATTGTTGATGAACGAGGAAGTTTTACAGAAAGTTTAACGTTTGGATAATCACTTTTTATCGTTATTTTCCTTGCCCCACCTTTATACTTCTGCGTTATTTCACTCATTTATATTACTCGTTAGATTGTGTTATTGTTCTTTCTGCGTTGTCATTTGCAGTCATGGTAACTTCAACGCCATTCAACGACAAATAAACATTTCCGGCAACGGATAATGCTAATAAAATAGCCAATACCCATGTGGCAATAACCCATGGCTTGGCAACGACTTTAGATAGTGCAATAAGTTTCTCAAGATCGTTCATTTTTCCATCCCCCTTTGAAAAACTGATAAAAATTCACGCTGATTTTTACAATAAATGCTTTGTATCCATTTAAGCCGTCTTTCCGCCAAATGTCAACCAATATCTTTGTGGAATATTCTCTTGTGTATTTTGGTTTGTGTTGACAAAGCCAGTCGTGGAAACAACTGGCCCTGATACCTTGTCTTAAATCTTTGGTGGAGAATATGAACGTAAACGGGGCTTTTGCGGTTACGCCGTCAAAAACATATCCACAAGGAATTTTTATGCCATCATATTCTAATTCTCGCATGGTCACATAATTTATGCCATAAACCGCAAAATCTAGCGTGTTTATTGCCGGATAACTTAATCTTGATCGCTCCATGTGATTTTCTCCAATTCCTCGGCAGTTTTTGCTTTGTCAATTTCTGCCTTGAGTGCAGTAGCTTTTTGGTGGCAAGAATTAGAATGCTGAGCCAAAGATGCCACTAATCCAACAAGCTGTTCCTTATTCAAACTTATGGTTGTGTTATCTTGGCATGTCCAAACAATCGCACTTTCTTCTGGAGCAAGAGCCATAGCTTGAGCTGCTGAGGTCATACGCAAACAGCTTACTTGGTCGCTGTCAAAAGTCTTGCCCAAATACTCAAATCCGCCTTGTTCTGCAGCGTCACGAGCTTTGTTTATTTCTTCTCGCTTTTGGGCTTTTAATTTTTCCATAGGGATATATTTTGATAAATACCACTTGCCATCTTCTGTTTGTCCCACATCTTGCAAAGTCATTCCAAGAGATTCAAAATATTCTTTATTATCTCCAAATCCAACTTGAACTTCTTTTGTTTCTTCATTTATTACTTTAGAAAACATTAACATTTTTATATCTCCTTACATTGAAAATATTTTGAATCACCTCGTCCATTGTCAACAGAAAAGTTGCTGTTTTTAGGAACAAAAGAAACAAATGCTCCGTGTGGCTCATCTCTATTTCTGTGAAGAGTTGAATCATATAAAACAGTACTAGTATTATATTTAACATTATTCCCTCTGTTTTTTATAAGCCATTGGTCGTTAGTGCTTGAATTTGCCCAACCACTAACACCTGTAAAATAATTTGGTTTAATGCAATAATTAGTATAACTTGACATATTTAAACCTCCAAACAATTAAAAACTGTATTTTCTGTTCCACTTGTTCTAAAATAAAGACCCTTTTCAATAAACACAAGGCAGGAAGGCTCAACTGTTGCACTTGTAATGCCTCCGGCTATTTTAACAGAGCTAGACATATCTGAATTTTTTGAAACTTCAATATTTCTAGTACTTCCATAACTTCTAAGCCACTTATCTTTATCTGCAAAAGCTATCTGATTTTGAGAAACAGACACTCCTGTTTCATAATTAGGTGCTTTTACCATTGAATCTCTATATTTATATGGCAATTTCCCTGATGTGGATACACAGCTTATTTCTTGTCTTATGTTTGTTGAGTTACTTCTATAATACCAACCTTTTGGAACATAGAACATAGAACCGCCTTTTGCCCAAGTTATGCCATTCAAGGGTGTTGATTTAAATAAATATAATACATTGCTTGAAAAATCTTGTTTTTTACAAATTTCAAGCAATATGCTGAATTTATAATTAGATGCAGAATTGCTGCAAACATTTACCCAAACATCATCACTTGCATATCTTACCTCAGCAGAAAAACTTACAATTTTTGTAAAATCTGGCTGCTTAATATATGCACCATCATTAACACTAGAAGCATAAACCAATACACTCCCTTTATAAACTTTTCCTATTTTAATATTGCCAGAATAAATATCTTGAATTTTTTTTGAACCTTTATATATTGGCATACATCACTCCTCTGGAATATAATAAAATACATTGCTATCTGGGGACGAAGGTAAAGCACTTACAATCTGATGTCTTTTATTTGAATAATCAACAACACCTTTATTACTAGGATATTTTGTTGTGCTTGTGTCAATTGTCTGTGACAAGTTTGCTGTTGTTTGCTTAGAATTCAACTGTGTCTGAATTGCACTTGTTACTCCATCCAAATAGCCTAACTCTGTACTTGTAACAGCTGAAACAGCAACTTTCCCATCACTATTTGACATCAATGCTCTATTTGCAGTCAAATTGCTACTTACTATTGTAGTTGCTCCGCCAGTGATTGTGGCTTGCTTAGCATTAACTGCATCTTGTACTGCCTTTGCAGATGGATATTTGTCTGTTGCTTGTGATAAAGATTGAACAAGGTTAGATTTCAGCTGATATGCGGACAATTCCGGATATTTTCCCCAATCGGCGGAATTAGCAGTTGGTTCTTTATTGACGTTATCTCTTTTGGCTTGATATAAATTGCCATCTTCTGCAAGGCAAAAACCGCCCTCTTTATACGTTGTGGTATTGTTCCAACGCATAACGCCATATTGCTCGGCTTCTTTAATGAGCATATCTTGCAAATAGGCATGTTGGTTAAAGTTTGCACTATCCACAATTTCTTTATACGCCCATGCTTTATCAATGGCTGTGGAGTTCAATGCCTGATTGCGGTATGTTATGCCGGCAACCGGTGGCGTTGGAATTGTTGTTTGTGCGTTTTTTGCCCAAATCTCCGGCAATGTTGTGCTTCTGTTTTGTATTGCCATTTTTTAGCCCTTTCTTTCAATAACATCTCTGATTTTCATAGTTGCAGGATATGGCATATTTGATGTTTGGTCAACTTGGTCGTTATCAGCGACATAGGTCAAATAATTTCTGTCCGTTTTGCTAATAGATTCCGAAACAATCAAATCAACATCGCATTTGTCGGCATCCGAGAACGATACATAAATTTCCATAATCTCAAATATAATTCTTTGCAATTCTTCACGAGATGCAAATTTAACGTGGTTTTTGAGTGCTTTTCCCCATAAATATCGGCGATATGTGTCATCACTCATATTTTCAACAATAGCCTGCTCGGCATTTTGACACCATGCATGACCTTTGTCTACGCAAGTTTCTATATTGTCCGGAGCAAACCAATGTGTAGTATCATAATTGAAGAACGCCCTTTTTTGCCCCAAAATAAGCCCTATAAGGTCTAAGTCTTGCCCTTGTCCATAAAAAATAAAACTTCGCTTTTGTAGGTCAATTATAGCCTTGTATAGCTCTTGAATTTCTTCCATGTAGGCTTTGATGATTTTCATATATATCGGCGATGATGCATACTGATACAAAACCCTTGTCTTTGCTTGTGAATAAAGGCTTTTGTCTTCGTATTGAGAAAAATCAAGCTCCAAATTTTGAACGGTCATTTGTTTTTTCTCCTACACAACATCAACGTCAATATTTGCTTCCTTAAATACGGCAACTTCATTCCATGCAATCTTAATGTCGTTTTCGCTCGTTGCTTGGCTATGCTTGCCGATTTTTAAGCTGTTTATCTTAAAACCGGGGACTTCATTAACCGGTGTATATAATCTGGTGCGAACAACATCAACACCGGGAGCAAATCCCTCGGTCGCCTGCAAATTATATTGTGCATAACTTATAATATTGTTCTTTATCTGGTCAATGGCTTCTTGTGTGGATGCCGGAAATAAAGAAGAATTTGTTACGGTTATGCTGATTTCAACATCAATCTCAACGTTTGTCGGACGGCTGAATTTGATTTTGTTTACTTGTCCTTGATTGTCGGTAACATCTACCGATGTTGTGCCAAAAAAGCTGTTGATATTTGCAGATTTTTTAGCAATGGCTTGTGCTATATCTTCGTTCGTTCCGCCAACAACAACCGCAGCAACGCTCTTAGCTTCAATCCCTCGGCTGTCTGTGGTCATGCCGGTGTTTTGATATACACGAGCAAATTCAACCCCCGGAACATTCAAAAGTCCGGAATATATCGCATCAATTTGGCGATATGCGGTGTTTGATGTGGCTCTTTGCTGTTCAAGGTGTAATTCGTCATCTGTTTGCGGTTCTGCCCCAACAACCACAACGCCGGTGTTTTTAACATTTGTCCATCCGTATGTCGGTGTTTTAATCACAATAATTGTATTAACATTTGGGTTTAATGGACCTTTGGTTAATGCCGTGGCTGTTCCGGTTGCTTTTCCGGTTGAGCCGATGGTTATGGTTTGGTCTATGGAATATATAACCGAATTTGATGTATCAGAAATAAGCGAACCCTTTGGAATGGCGGCGTTTGCTAATCCGGAAACTTCAATATTTATCTGTGTATAACTTCCAAATTTTGCCAATAATCCGTTTAGTTGAATTAATCCTCGCAAAATTGCCCCTTTGGCTTTAAGAGGATCACGAACAGTTGAAGCCTGATAGGCTTGTTCCCAACATTCAGCAATGGCTTCTGCGACAATAAAATTAAATTGCATAAATAAGCTGTCATCACTTTCGTTTATAAACACCTTTTCGCCGGTTTTTTCATCGGTTATTTCGGTTATTCTGGCTTTTATGCTGTTATAAACATCTGCAATTCTTTTTGGCTTGAAGCCGGTATTTGTCATTCCAAATTCTGCCATTTTTATAAATCCTCGCTAATTGTGAAAAATTCGCCATTTACCTTAATTTCTGCAAATACGGAGCATTTTCCGCTTTTGCTATCAAAAATCAAATTTAATTTGCGTATTTCTTCCACGCCGGTCGTATTAAAAATTTCTTTACGCAACAAAAGATTAAATCTCTGCACATCCTTTTTTCCTAAAATTTCGGTATAATAAGGCATTCCGGCAGGGGTATAATTTATCCATTCGCCTTTTATGCGGCGGATGCGTGTTAATACCCTTTGTGCCACTTCATTACCGCCGTTTACATAATACATCTTTCCGTCTTTGGTGGCGATGTCATTTGTTTTATGATTTATCGCAAAATCAACGCTCATTATATTCTCCTATTCCGGCGGTTGTGTTGGTGTTGGACTTCCTGGACCGGGGTTATATTTGTGCGTGTGTCCTTTTAGGCTAATTCCGCCAGCGACAACATCGCCGCTTGTTGTTTGGTTGCCGGTATGCTCAATATCCCCAACAATCGTTATTTTGTTGTTTGCTATGGTTATACTAGCCGAACCCTGTTTTAATGTCAAACTGCTATTTGACAGACTAAACAAAGAACTTTTATCGGCATTGCGTATTTCTACCGCATCGGGGCTGTAATTTGGAATTTTTGCTTTTGTGATAATTCCCGGAAAGCACATAGCATCCGCTTCATCAAAACAACGAATGGTACAAGTTTCGGGAGTTGGTCCATCTGCCGGAGCGGATATTTCTCCGGTGATTAAAAAGTTGTCCAAGGCTCGTTCGGCAAACATAAGCGTGCATTTGTCGCCTATTCTATACGGCATTGTTGTTCCCATGCCTAAACCCTCGCTCCATGATAAAGCCATAGGAATATTCGTAATTAACGGCCGATTGATGTAGCGAACTATTTTTGTGTTTGGATCAACAACTTTTATTTGTATGGCAGGTATTGCCGATACTGTTTGATTAGCATAATCCACGCTTTGAATAATGGCCGGTATGGAAGTATGAATATTTGCAACATTTCGGTCAAACTGCAAATTAAATTCAATTCCGGCATCTTTATTCCCACTATAATCCATTTATAACCCCACTGTAAAACATTGCAAACTCATATCCCAACTGTCTGACCTTGTATCTAGGTCAAAGTCGGCATTGTGGATCTTGTACGTTCCGTTCATAAGAGGATTAACCGAACTTATGACTTTTACCGAATTGGCAGGGGAGACACCCGGAACATACATCGCTTGGATGTCTACCCCTATTTGTGCTTGTGCTGGCCCAGAAAGCAATGGGGCAACTTTCTTTAACCTAGAAGCACCATCAAGCACAATCGTTTGGCTGAAGACTTTTTTGTCGCCCACAGCCTTAAAGTTTCCATTTTCAATAAACCAATTAAATCCGTATTGCTGCCCCAATTTATCCAATACGGCTCTTGCCGGTCCGCTTGCAACAATTCCGGAATATCCCGTTTGGCCATCAATGTTAATGTCATCCGGATTAATGTTTACGCCCTCAATTTCGGCAGCAACTTTTTTTAAAACCTCTTTTAATTCCACTTGTTGCTCAAAAGATTGAGAAACAACCGAACGCAATAGGTTGCTTTGTCCATCTAGTCCGTTCAAGTGAGTGATGATGTCGGCTCCGCTTTTTTCTACCACTACCGACAAAACACCGCCGGAGAATAACAGTCCTTTTTTTTGCCCCCTATAACCGGCATAGACTTTTACGCTCAATTGACTTTGGCAAATGGAGTTTCTTGTTTCTCGGCTCAAATTCCAAATTGAAATGGTGCTTGAGTTTGGCACGCCGAGCATAGTCTTTGACACTTTGGCTCTTACTCGCAATGTGTTTGGCGTTCCGTCTGATAAAATGCGAACAAGCGGATTTTTCCCCTCATTATTTTCCCAATCTTTGAGCGGCCCGAATATAACCTCTATTTCTCGGCAAAAATCTGTCATAGCATAATATCCTCATATGATGCCGGCACTTCTTCGCCCTTTGCGTAATAAATTAAAAATGCGGTTGTTCCAAGGCTATCGGGTGTGTCGTTGTTTCCGCCGTCTGTGGTTTGAATTTGGAATGCTTGCTCGTCAAACTCAATGCATAATCCTTTAACCAAATTATCCACACCCGGAACAAGGTTTATTCCGGTCAAAATCGGATTGTCGTTTATGTCATAAATATCCATTAACCAACAGTTTGTTTTTGGCAAATAATAGGTTTCTATGATATAATCCTTTCCGCCAAGGTTGTATGTGGCTCTGCGTGATCCGTCATTGGTAAGTGGCACAATAAAAGGCATCTGCAAATCTCCTAATCAAAAAAGCCCGATAGCGTGCTTTTTAGGTTTCCGCTCATTTCCTGCACTTGCTGTTTTCCGGCGTTTACTTTATCGGTTAAAGATTTCCCAATTCCGCCAATTGAGGATACTGTTTCCGGCGTTTTTATGACTTGCAAACTTGAGAAGTTTAATTGCTCAAAATCGCAAGCAATTTGCAACGCTCCTTTATATGGCGAAGAATGAAGCATGCGAACGTTTGAAATCATCATATTTGTGTAGGAATAATGCTCGGTTGTTACCGTAACAGGTTCTTGCGTTTGGCTAATGTTATCAAGCTTGTCAAATATCTCTTGGCTTCGGCTTTCAAGCAAGCTTGTCCATCCGGTATTGGTTACGCCAAAATTTATGGATAAAACTCTCGGATGTATGATGACATGATCGGCAATAATTGCTCCGCTTTCAAGCGTGTTTTGTGTCACATCGTTTTTTCTGGTGTGATCTTCGGAGATTTTTATATCTGCTTTAATATCGCCGTATGTCGGAGAACTAATGAGAGCCTGCCCAAATAAAAAATTTGCAATCGTATTTAAGGATATTCCAACCATATCTTACCTCACAAATGGCGTAAATTGTCCGGGTGTATTCGTTTGAGCGGTGCTAATGTATGGTGTCAATACGTTCATTACCTCTTGTGCGTTCGCTCCGGTCATAATGGTTATTTGCGGTGCATTATTAATTGTCGTTTGCTGTGGAACTGCGGATTGAACCTTTTCGCTCATGATTTGTTGTTGATTGTTTGGTGTTTGGAGCATAGAAGACATTTCGGACAAGGTATCAAATAAATTTACCGCAGATTGTTTCTGGTTATCCACAGTTTTTTTATTTCCGCTTTTTTGAAGATTTTCGCTAAACTCTGATGTTGTTTCCGGTTCAAACCATGATTTAAGTTCTGCAAAAGATTTACCAATTTCTTGGGGCATGGTTGCGGCTCCGGCTATGGCTGCTTTCCACCAACTTTCTTGTTTCCATCTTTCTGCCCAATTATCCCACTTATCCAAAAGTTTGCCAAGGGCGGATTCTCCATTCATGCACCAGATCACAAAATCTTCAATAGCCAAAGCAGCAACGGTGAATGCCGTTCCGACTAATGCAAGTTTTGCAACCATCGGCGTGAATATAATTAACAAACCAAGCAATGCCCCTCGCAAAGTTCCGCTGATTAAAGAAGTCAAATTAAATTGGTCATTAAATTCGCCTAAATCCGGCAAAAATCCTCTTATGTTTTTGATGAATATTCCGAGAATGTCGGTTGTTCCGGTTAGGCCATCTCCAATACCTTTTACGGTTTTTTCTAACCCCTGCTTCAAAAGATATGAATTTGCCACAATCCAATCTTTTATGGATGATACAACATTGGTTAAACCGGGAGCAACTGACAAGGCTACCGTTCGGCCCACACCTTTAAACGCAAACTCAAGAGCGTTGAGCGATTTCTTAAACTCTGCCCCTCTTTGTAATGCTTCTTCTGGAATAACCGCTCCGAGAGCGTTTGCTTCTTTTCGCAAATCCTCAAGGGCTAGTTTTCCGTTTTTTATCAAAACAAGCGTGTCATTGCTTAATCCAAGGCGGTTCGCCCATTGCAACGCTCTTTGCTCGTTCATGCTGTTTAATTTATCGGCAATATCGCCAAGCAATGCATCGGCGGATTTCATTTTTCCGGATGCATCTCTGATGCCGATGCCCATCATGAACAAGGCTTCGTTAAACTCTCCGGGGATTGGCGATGACATAGTTTCCATTAACATTTGTAAATCAGACGTTACGGAATCCGCAGAAACGCCAACACTCTCGGCAGCGTATTTATATTCTTGCAGTGTCTTTGTGGCGATGCCGGTTGTTTTGCTCAAATTGGTTAATTGAACAGCTTCATCAGATACGGATTTAATGGTCATGGCAATAGCTGTGCCGGTGGCTGTTGCTGTTGCTGCAACGGCTTGCATTCCGGATCTTAAATCCTCAAGACCTTTTTTGAATGTTTCAAAGGCGGCTTTGGATTGGTCGCTTAGTTTGAAACTTAAAAGTTGGACAAGTTCGTTAGCTATTGCCATTTATTATTCCCCTCTTGATTGGCTGTCTAAATAATCAAGCCAATTATCTATTTTTTTTGCAATATAAAATGTTTTAACATCGCTTGTCTTGGTTAAATAATCAAGACTAATTAACCCACGTCTAATTGGTCCGGAGATAAAGCTGATGGCTCGATATCCGTCTGGGATGTCGATAATTTTGCCACCATTGATTTCAAGCCTACTACTGCTGTATTCAGCGTAGCAGGCAATTGTTCCCCCAACAGTTCAACCATTGCGGCAACAATAACCAACCAAAACTCATGGCAATTTTCTGGCTTTGAAAACCACTCTTGAATAACAATTTCATTGTCTAAGCGGACATTCTCCGGTGTGACTACTCTTTGCAAAATTTTATTAATGATTTTTTGCGTTTCTTCCGGTTTAATGGAATTAAAAAGAGCAATAAAATCGGTATCATTAACCTTTTTATCTTTTTCGGTCACGATCTTTGTTAATCCGGCAAGGAGACCGCCAAACTGACTTAAAAATTCTAAGTGATACATGGCGGTATCCATAACCGAATAACTCTCAACCTTATAAACGTGGTTGTTAATTGTAATTTTTGAAAAATCCCCCATTTTTTTCTCCTATGATTTTTCGTTAATTAATTAAATAATCTGTGCCAACAAAGGTATAAGTAATTCCGCCTTGTTTTTTGTCGCCTGTGCTAAGGCTTGACGGATTGCTTACCATTGCGTTGGTAATTGTTACCAGCATGTCGGCACCGGTTCGCAAAACAAAGACGGATGTTACACCGGTTCTTTGTTGCAATGTCTTTGCGGTTTCAAGAGTTGATATTGATTGAGATGTTTCTCTGAATGTGATTGAAACTCTTACACCTTGGTCGGTGGCTTGGTTTAATCCGCCGCCGTCTGTTCCCTCGGTGATGTCAACTTCTCCGCCCACACGTTCGAGCACAATAGAGCTTCCGTCCATTAAGCCTTTCAAATCAATACCATTGAAAGATGCTGAACAGTTTCTTTGGTTATAAACTTTTTTAATTGACATTGTTTATTCTCCCTACTCTGTAACAGTGATGTTCAAAGCAATGGTTCTCATAGAACCGCTGTCATTGACATTGACTTGGATTGGTGTGCCAATACCGGCTTTGCGTTGTGCCGATGTGGTTTCAGAAATTTCTTGCGGAATAATCTCAACCGCAGGCACCAAAGACAAGCCGTTTTCTGAAGCATCGTTTTGTTCTTCTCGGTCGGCAAAAGAGCCGTTTTTGGTGTATTTTTTGCCGATTTTAGATGCGGCAGAAATAAGCAAGTTTTGACCTGCCGGAGTATATGCAACCTTTTTGTTGCGCAAGAATACGTTTAAGGTTTCAATCTCTAATTCTGAGATGAAGTTGCAGATATTAATCCAGCTATCGGTTCTCCAATCAATGGATGATTGGTCGCCGTTGCGGACAATCTTTTTGCCGGTGTCGCCAACGTATAAAATGGTGTTTGCTCTCTTGTTTTCAAGAACTGTCCAATTTGCTTCAACATCTGGCAAATTAACGGCTTCAATGCCAATGTCTTTGAACTTGCCATCAATAACTTGGTCGTCCAAGCTATAATTAACGGCCAAAAATTCAGCCAAATATGCAACATCGGGATATACCTGTGCGTTGTTGTGGTAGAATGTGGCAACGTTGCTCATGCCTTTTTTATTGCAGTAATCCACAATATTTGTGGTGTCGCTTGCAGAATATGCGGTTGGGTTGTTTGAAACCAAGGCACAAGCAGAGCGATATGAGCGTGCATTTACCCAATCAGCAAAGTCTTTTTGGTCTTGTGTATCTCGGTATCCGCTGTCTAAAGCAAAGCCAAACACATTAACGCCCATTTTGTTGGCAAAATCAATACATTGGTTTACTTCTTCCAAGAATGTTCCGTGTTTGTAGCCGTCCACAACAGTTGCACCGGCTTTTTCAGACAAGCCAAGCATGTCGGATACGTCTGTTCCGGTATCCGGTGCCATAGCATAGCTGATGGTAGATGATGCGCCTTGTGTGGCAGATTTTACAAGCAACTGGCCATTGTAGTCGCTGGCAACGAATGCGCCGCTTGCGACTCCGTTCAAAACTTCGGCTACTTTTTCAACCGATGTAGCGGCGTTAAAGTTAAGACCTGAAATTTCTTTTAATGCTCCGTCAACCGTAATTTTGAACGCACCATCAGACACGGCTTTTAATTCCGCCAATTTTACCGATGCAGATAATGCATAGGCAGCTTGGTCTGCATCAAAGATTGCAGATACTGCCATTCTTGTCGGTTTGTTTGTTTTAGAAAAAAATGCATTACCTGCCCAATAAATGCTATCGCCGGCCGTGCATAGTTTTTGGAAAGCATCCCATGTGGATGCCAATTTTACTCTTTCGCCATGCAAAAAGTTTGTCTTGTTTGAGAACAAACTAAGCAAGGTCATATCTCTTGCAGCCGCTCCGCTTGCCTTGGAAAGGCTGAATTGAATGTCATATGAAATTGGTAATTGAGACATCTTATTCTCCTACTACTTTGTTTTTGTTAATTTCAAGCAAAAATCTATCATCATTATTCCTGCTTTCCACGGTTATGTCAACCTTATCAAAACTGTCTACTTCTGATATAGGTTGCTTGTCTTGCCAAAGGGCATTCATATAAACGGTAACGGTTGCCCTTGGTTGTGTCGCTCCCATAAACGGCGTGGATATATCTTGCACGCTATCATGGCCGCCCAACCCCATATATTCCCACAAAGGGGCGTTTTTAAATTTTTGCTCAATATCTGGATCATTTATCGCACCATAAAAACGCTCATCATGTTTTAGCTTGGCAATAAATAATTTGAGTTTGTCCATAGCCCCTTTGCCATATGCCTGAATTTCAAACTCCATAATGGTTTCTTGAATTTCGTTATAAAGCATATTGTCATCAACGTCTATATTTTCTTCGCTGATGTCGTATTGATATGGTTCATCATCTTTTAATCTAACGGTGCAATATTGATTTGCCGGTTGTGGCCCTTGCGATGGCCATAAAATTGTTTCCCATCCGGTGGCAAGTTTAACCGCCGCCCGAATAAGCTCTTTTGCTTCCTCTGTTGTTACTGTTTTAACCATTGCCGATGTCCTTATACTTGATTGCATAATAGCTGCGGAAGTTTGAATTTTTGGCGGTTTTCGGGTTTCTTTTTACAATAAACTCTTTGCCGTCAATAACAAGGTATGTCTGCTTGTTTTCAATATTGGCGTTGTTCTGATCCATGATGAAGAACTCATCATAGTCTTTGGCAAACATAATGCTATATGCTTCGTCTACCAAATTGCCCTCAGATAAGATTTCAAGGATTTCTTCTTCCACATCAAGCAAAATGGCTTCATCAATGGTGCGTTCGTTTTCCTTTGTCATAACCCATTCGCCCCGGACATATTGCCCCACCATTTCATAAGCGGTAAAGCTCTCCGGACAAGCAAATTCTGCTAACGTTTGGCTAAAATCAAAAGGAAGTATCGACATGGTTATTTTAATCCCTCAACGATGGCATCATAGTCTTGCATGGTCAAAAATGAGTGTGGCTCTCCGCTCTCCTCATAGCCTTGCAAAATTCTGTTGATATTTTCGGTTATGACGTGCAAATCAACGTCATCTTTGGCTTCTTCTCTGGCAAACTCTAAAAGGCGGATGAACAACGGCACGTCTAAATGCACGCCGTCTATGCCTTTCATGGAGTTTTTTACCCGAATTGTTTTTGAGAAATCACGCATCATTATTTTGCCCTTATTTTGCTTCTCATATCAGGTAGCAAAGATACTTCTTGCCCCCCTGGGGATTTAAATGCTCTTAATCTTCCATTCACATTATGAACTGCATATTTTGTTCCATTTTTAGATATATAATAACACCAACTGCCACTATTTAACTCAATTTGTGACAGCGTTGCTCCCTCTCTGGTTTGAATATATCCAGTAGCATTACCCACCATTAAACTTTTGCTAAAATCACGCATCATTGGCTCCTACATAGGTTTAATTTTTCTAATCTCGCCATTCCAATTTCTATCGTTTTTAAGTTTTTCTATTGCTTTTCTCTTTGCCTCTTGTTCATTATCTGCATCTACAGATTCAAGAATTGTTGAATATGGCTTGCCGGTTCCTCCGGCTTCAATGTACCATTTTCTATTCCCAACTCTCAAGCTCTTACTAAAATCTCTCATTTTATTTCTCCCATAAATGTTTTTCTCAAGTTTACCCCACAAAAAATACAAAGTCAAAAGGACTATTTTTTCTTTTTGCGGACAACGTAGGTTGCTGCGTTGGCCATTGCTCCGGTATCCACAAGCGGATTGTTGCTCTTTTTGCCCTCAACCTTGAACAATTTACCGCTTTTTTTGTTGTGCATCCATCCGCCATTGATGGTTATGGGTGCGTTTGCCGGTGTTTTTAGGTCAACAATCGCTTTTTTTATCTCGGTTGCTCCAATCTGTCCGGCATTTTCTAACGCTTCCACAGCGTCCATTTTTCCGTTGACAACCTCATTATAAAGGTCAGAAGCGATTTTGTTCCATCGCTCCTTGGCTTTTTTTCCTGATGGTGTCATAAAATCACGAGCAGGTGAATTATATGTTCCATAATTATTCCAGATTGCCACGTCTATGATACTGGCCCCGTTGTCATAGTGTGGCGTGTTTAGGTTTTTATCGCCTTTCGGAAATCCGGCAGCTGCTTCTATCTCGGTAAGTTTTACCGCTTTGGCCATGACCTTATCAAGCCAATCGGGATTGTTTTCTTTGTTTATTTTTGCCGACATAGAAACAGCTGCCATTTTATCCTCGGCAACAGTAATTTTCGCCACTTATCACAACATAGCCGGCCGGCATTACCATGTTCATTAATGATAAAAACTCCAAGCCGTAGGTTGTGCGTGAATAATCGGCTTCCATCGGGTTGTCAGATGAAACCATCGCACTGTGGCTATATGAATTTGATAGGCTGGCATTGCTTGCACTTTGCGAGCTAACCAAGCCAGGGTTGATAGAATTCTTTTTGTTGGTTTTTAGAGCCTTGGCAATGTTATATTCCAAAGCAAGGCGGTGAGCAGTCCACAAGAACAGAGCTTCATCACGCACATCGCCCCAAGATGTATCGCTCAGGATTTTGTCGCCCAGATTTCCCTTAAATTCAACAGTTGCCTGCGGAATGTCGGAAAACTCGGGATATACGGCAATAAATTGTGCATAATCAAAACTCATGTTCTTGCTTCCTACTTTTGGTTAATTAATCCAATGTAATTGAACCGGCGGCTTCTTTCTTGGTTACTTCCGCAGATACAGAGCGACCGTCTTCATGCTTTTCAACCGGATTTGTTAATTCGGCCGGCGCATTATCCGGGGTAACGGAGATTTCTCTGCTCGCTTCCTCTTGTGCATCTGCTTGGTAATTACACCGCAAAAGCCCTTTATCAAGCCATATTTTAATCATGTCGTTTTTCTGCAATGCTTGAAAAACAGTTTTATCCACAGATTTTAATTCTTTCGGATAAATCATAATTTTATGAGCACCCTCGTTTAAGAGCATCGGGTTTGTGGTTGTGTTGGTCAAAACCACAGTGCCGGTTGCTGCGACAATGTTCTTTGCGGTTTGGTTTGCGGGAGCCGCTTTTGGTGCGGCGGCTCCGTTATTTTGTTTTTTTTGAAAAGCCATATTGGTATCTCCCCATTGAATTAATTTATTAGATGCCATCTACATATAATGTAGACAACGGCTGACGGATTACATAAGAACCATGCTTCTGTTCCGAATAGAACTCTGCGCCCAGCGGAACCGGAACTGGTGCCTGCAAGGTGTAGCCCATCGGGAACGGCAAAGCCTGATTGCGTTTGCTGCGGTCTTGCAAAATCATACGGCCTTTGTCGCTTGAAGAGTTTGCGTTCTTCAGGTAACGGATAGGAATGATTTCGAGTTCTTTTCCGCGCTGATTTGTGTAGATGTTGTATTTCTTCACATAATCCAAAGCAGATTGGAACACAGCGGCAGAAGCTCCCAAGGTGTACGGAGTGGTCGCCAAGAGGTTGAACTGCTCTAACGGCAAGAATACCGTGTTGGGCAGGAACACGCCTCTGGAGTTGGTCCATACAGCCGCCAAGCCGTCATTGATATCTTTTACCATTTCGGCAGCGGTTTTTTTACTCCAATCAGTATCACCGGCAGCACCGCTTACTGCATTTGATGTGGGTACGCCGGGGAAGTTCATAAAGCCTTTGAAACCAACGGCATCGTCACCGAAGAAGAATGTGCGTTCAACCAAGTTATCGCAAGCAAAACGCATACATTCGCCCAAATCCTGAGCCAAGTTTCCGTTAAAGCCCATCTGATACTGGCGAGCGTCTTCGTTGTCAATTTTTGCCCCGACATTAGACGCACACAGCGGAACAACAGACGAACCGGCTGTCTGGCTTACCATCGGAATATTATTGTTTTCAGCTTGACCTCTGAATGCGGCGGCACCCTGGCGGTCACGGCTGATGAATGCATACTGAGTTGCACCGGCGTTAATATCAGAAAGCACCTGATCTTCTTTTACGACTTTATACCAGTCATGCTCCGGATATTCGACATCATAAAACGCAGAATCAACAGCGGTATAGATGCTGAATGCGATTTCCTGCATATTTACGTTTGCTTGTCCGCCGTATGTGAAAGAACCTTTAGACATGTTTTATTCTCCCCTACGCTACGATTTCGATTAAAGCCAAATCATCCTTAGAACCTGAGTTGCGGATTTTCAGCTTGGTTAATTCAAAGTTTTTAGAATCCTCAGCGGTAACAGTCAAATGACCTTTGCCACCGGCTGCGGCATCATCGGTATAAGCGATGTAAACCGTTGAAGTCGGGGTAAATGCGGCCGGCATTTTGTACCAGAAACGGCCGCCAACTCTGTCATATCTCAAGACAGTGGCCTGACGTTTTTCCGGAACATAGTTTTTGCCGGATGCATCGGTGCATCCTGCCTGTGTTCTGATTACAAAGCCATAGATTGCAGCGGCATCAGCGGCTGCCGGCAATTTAGCTTCCAAATCGTTAATGCCGGAAATTTTGGCGGATGCGATAGCACTTGCGACAACACCCAGACCGACATCAATGCCGTTTGCTTCGCCAACTGAGATGGCATCGCAAAGATTAATGTCGCTGGCTGCATAAAGTCCGCCATGTACACCTGCCGCCGGCTGGTCGAATACTGCGTTTTGGATTGCTCCAAAAGCGGTACCCATATAAACACCTCTAGACATGTTTGTTTCTCCTACTTGTTATTTGTGTTTCCAAGAAAACATACGGTCTTTTGCAGACATCCCGTTGTTTCCGGTTTTTGAGTTCACAACTTTGGCACCATTAACGTTGCCGGGGTTGTTGCTCAATGCTTTTTTGTTTTGCACTTTCTGTTTTGCTTCAGCGGCAATGGTCATGAAAGATGCAATTTTAGAATTGTCATCCCATTCTTTAATGTCCAAGCCACGCTTGTTCATAACATGGGCAGCCAAGAACATGGCACGCTCAGAGCGCTTCAGAGCTTTCAAAGAGTTTTTAACTTCCTCTTTGTCTTTGTCGTCAACTTCTTCCTCAACGACAGCTTCCTCAGCCTCTTTCTGAGCGATTAAGTCTTCGGCAATTTCTTCCTGTGCTTCTTCAGACAAAGCATTTTCAAGTTTTTCTTTGTATTCCTCAATGGAAGATTTCTTTTCTTCCAAGTCAGCGTTCAAAGCGGCAACCTGTTCTTTCAATGAAGTTACTTCCTCAACGGCTTTGTCAATGTCAGCTTGTTTTGCCTCGCTGGCTTCGTTTGCCATTTCTTGAGCCTTGTCGGCATCTTCTTTGGAAGAAAACTCCATCTCTTTGTCTTTATTGCCAATTTTCATGCGAATTGTATAAGACATTTTATTTTCTCCTGTTTTTTTGTTGATAACTTTAACATCTGCCCCACATCTGCCCTCGCCTTTGCGACAAAGCAAAATGTGATTGAACACGATGTTTTTTTGAACATAAGAATACGGCTGACCGTTTAGTTCGCCCTCTTCTTTTTCAAAATCAGCTCGATATCCGGCAGAAATCTCTACCAAGATGCCGCTCTTGATTTCTTCAATGGTTTGTGCATCCAAGATTGTAAGGTCGCACAAAATGCCTTTGTCTTCTACTGTCATTTCTCCGGCAACAGAGCCTTTGGTATAGCCGTCTGTTAAGGCATTATCAACAGTTCGCCATTCATGTTCATCAATGACTACGGGCTTACCCTCGCCGGTTTTTAACGCTTCGGGGGTGAATTCGCTTGCCGGAATAAGAACATCTACTCTGTCGCCCGGAATATTCAGGTCCTTTAGCTCACTGGCATAATAGGGATATACTCCCTCTTTTAACACCCTGGCTCTAACGGTCATTATGCCGTCATCATCAATTCGCCATTTGTTGCCGATAGACATTCTTATTTTGTTTGAAACTTGTAGCATTTGTTTAATCCCTTTTTTGTTTCTGCACATAGATTAACACCCCAAGCCGACAATTGTCAACAAGGGGTGTTTTTGTGGGTTTGTGGTGGGGTTATTATTCAATGCCCCTATATGGTACGCTAAAAAATAATCGGTCAAAATTCTTTTGTTCTTCCGTTTCGGCTTTGTTAGGTTTCACATCTTCGTCTTCGTCTTCAATTAACTCAATTTTGCATTGGTTGCAAAGACAACCGCCGTTTTTGTTCAAATAATCAACATACGATTTTAATTCGTCAACAATGTTATCGGCACACCAGCATCCCTCATTATACTTAAATTCAATCATTTCTTTATCCCAATGGACTGGTACTTCGGTTTCGTATTCAATGGTGGCTCGCATTTTTACTTTTTTAACAACAGTAACGCAATCATATTTGTGCGGTTCTCCCACTTTGCTATGGCAATAAAAGCACTCATCAGGCTTTCCTGCCGGACGTATTCCGGTATCATCTTCTTTTACAATAGGCGGATTTCCGTTTTCATCCAAGTAGTTTTGTTCTTCAATCATCTTGCACCTTTATTTCAAATTCTACGCTTTTTATGTTATAAGTTTTTTTCCCTGTTTCTAAGAACTCAATCAAAGCATCCACCCGGTCTTTATCCCAAGTGTTATTGCGGAGTTCTTGAAGACTAGAAATTGCCGTATCGGCAACAGATTTTCTAAAAAATAACTTATCTCTTTCTGATAGCCACATACAACTATTTTCAAATGCATTTAGACTTTTCCTTGTGGTTATTATGGGTGCGTGCCAGTGTAGCCAGCGTAAAATCTTTTCAATCTTTTCTTTCATTTTTAACCTCATTTTATTATCCAACCATTTCTTTTGGTGGTGTTGGCAAATCAATTCCTATCGGCTTCCATAAATGCAAGCAATAAGAGTGCAAATTGACGTATTCGCTTTTCTTTGGGTGGTATTGGACGACAACTTCTTCATCTTCCCAGAAAAGGCTTTTAATATAACACATTTCTTGCCACCTTGGGCAACGGCCTTTCAAAGAAACGCTCACGTGTTCCCACCCATCGCCATTTGAAATTACCACTCCGGCCACTTCTCCGTTTGGGAGAGGTATGTTAAATATTCCGTTATATTGGTCGCCATTGCATCCATGCAATAATAATTCAATTTTTTTATTTCTAAATTTTTCCAATTCTTCACTTACTGCTTTCATCTTAAACGCTCCCCAAGCTCAATATCAAAAACAGGCTCATTACAATGCAAGTCAGTTTTTAAGCCCCAAGGCAACCAATCAATTTTCTTTATAGTAAAAGTCATACGCTCCGGATTCTTTCGGTATGCCTTTTGAAATTCTACAAAAGTATATGGTTTAAAACTATATCCAGTAATTTTTTCGTTTATATGATTGATATTCATCAATCTCTTTTTCCAATATATCGTTGCCATCCGGTATTCGTGCGTTTTTCTGCCCGACTTTATTTCTTCAAACCAATGGTCGGTTAAGACAAGTTTTAAGATGTTACTCATTCTTTAGCTCCATTATCGTTGAAAAACTTTAAAACCTGCAAAGCGACATCGTGCGCAGTAATAACTTGAAAATTCGTAACGCCTACGAAAAAATCACAGTCTTTATTCTTTTCTCGTTCTCGAATAGGCCGATGGTTTGAAAATCTAACTTTGCAGCTCTTTCCGTCCTTAATCAAAGTAATATATTTGCTGACGGTTTTTCTGGCCTCATACGGCCGGATTTTATAACCTTTACCCATAAAATACCGGCAGAACAGAATCCATTTTTGTATAGGTTTATCAACGTTTTCTCTGCTTTTCAGAAAATCCTCTGTTATATATTGATTATATGCTTTTTTCATCGTTAACCGCCTCAATTTCTTTTAATGCCTGTTCTGCCGTATTGTCGCAACATACTCTAACAGGCAATTTTTTTATATATTCCAAAGCTAAAATTGCAATTTTAAGCTGCTTTTCCAGCTTTTCGCATTTTTCAATCGTTGCTATAAGAACATCGCTCTTGCGCTTGCCATCGTTACATGTATTTAACTCATCTTGCGACTTTATCATCTTTTTTCCCTTTGTGCTGATTGTTATACCAACTTCTCATGCGATTTATATACATTTTATCCTCAATGTCGGATCTAGTCTTTTTGAACCGCAGGCATCCAATTCCGGCAATGATTGTATCGGCCCACTCCATCTCGGCAAGGTTTTTTCTTGATTTTCTCTTATCCTTGGTGTACTTATCAAAAGCATCGATCCATTCATGGATCTCATCTCTGCGTTTGGCCGTTTGTTCTTCGTAGGTAACCTTTGGAAAGGTTTTCTTGTGCCACTTTAAAACTTTATAAACCGCCCATAATTCTTCAATCATTTTGAAGCTCCCCTATCTTTTTTTCTAATTCCTCAATTTTTTCTTCAACAATTTTAAGCATCACAGAACATTCTTGTTCTATTGCTATTTTTTTCAGACCGCACAGCACTTCTAGCTTTATGTGCATGTCATGAATTATCTGTTCTTTATTAGGCATTGATTTTACCCTCCAAGTATTTAACCGCAATTTTATGAATTAACTCTAACATATCATCGTCCATGTCCATGGGGATGTAGTCGTATATCTTGTCTTCTTTCAAATATCCAACGCATTTCTTAATCTTTGCTTGGCGTTCTTCTTCTTCATCCCAATCGCTTTCCCACCCTGCATATTCGGCAGGAACGCCGTACGGATTAAATTCACGATGATAGCTGTCCAATTCTTCAACTTCAACTACGGTATCATCAACCCATGCATCAATCTGCTGTTTGTATTGTTCAAAAACAATACTAGCTTTTCCCTCAATTGCTCCTTTTAGCGCAGAAAACATATCTTCGGGCTTAATGTTTTTATCTTTCATCATTTTCTTAAATCTCAACAAACAATCTAAGTCGCTTTTTGCTCTATCTAAGTAATCCATCTTAAAAAGCCCCCAATCTAATTAAGCCCATGCCGCCAAAATACACAATACTAAAACCAATCATAAATCCCAAAATAAAATAATCTCTCATTTCTATAACTCCTTTTGTTGTATCTGTTGTAAAGTTATAATAAAAAATTATAATATGCAAGAACTTTTTTCAATTTTTTTCAAAAAAAATGCACCCCTTTTCTGGAGTGCTTGGTTTTCTTAGGCTACAACAAGATTTTTCTTGACGGCTTCCCAGTATAAAACCGGTTCAGCAAAGCATCGGCATTGAATATCTGTTCCCGGTTCGCCCTTTGGCATTTGTGAGGTTCTTTTCCGCCATGTCTTGCCATCGGTTGAGAAGACGGTCGGATCACTGTATTTACAATATAAACCTTGCATGATGTAGTGATTTCCGTGTTTATCGTTGCCTTTGGGGTATAATCCGCCCGGTTTACCCACTACTCGGCTATCTCGCATTGTCTGCCAGATATAAATATCAACGCCAAGCTTTTCTTGTCTTATTTTGTTTAATGATGAGTTTATCTTGGCCGTTTGGTCACGAGCGATGACTTTGGCTTGTCGGTATGTGGTTTTGAACTCTTGACTTATTTGTTGCTGAAGCGTGCGGTTTTCCGGCATGGCTATACCTTGGTAGTTTTCATAAATACGCAAGGCAACCCTTTTAAGTGCTTCTTCTGGTATGGTTACAATAAGATTAACCATATTGAGCCGCATGGCTTCCAATGTATCGGCAATGTCTTTATCTTCCAAAATGGTTGATATTTCTATGCCGAATGCTTTACGGAGCATGGCCATTGTCTTTTCGTAGTTATTTTCATCAATGGCTTCAACCCATGCCTTGCTGATGGTGTCGGCCCTTTGTTCAATGATGGCTCGCCATCTGCGTTTGAAGTCGTTTAAGAGTGCGGATGTTTGCTCCGGTGTGTTTGTTTTTGCATTGTCGGATATGGTGCGGAGTTCTGCATTAACTTCTCGCACAATGCGGTTAATGCTTACTCTCGCATCATCTTCCAAACTCTTAGGAGTTTTTATCGGATTGCCTTTTTGGCTTTTTTTAACCTTGTCCGGTTTCTGATTTAGCACCACTATCGACATTTGGCTTTGCTCCTATGGTATCAATTACTCGGTCCGTTTCATCACGCAAGCTAGGGATATCGGAGCCGTCAATCAATTCTTCTCGTTCTTCGTCATATTCTTCCACGTCAAGTTCAATATCAAGAATTTTCTTGCTATTGATTTCTTCGGCATATTGCTTGTCGCTAATGATGCCATCTTCTTTGAACTGGCGGAGAATGTCGGCTCTTGTCTTGTCAACGGTTGCTTGATCCATTTTGTTGATGTTCCAAAGCGGCTCAAACTCAAATGCTAGGTTTTGCGATTTTTCTTTCCAAATTTCAAAGCCCCAGATGGATGAGCCGATAATATCAAGCATCTTTCTATATTTTGGCTCTAAGCGTGTGGTTTGGTAGCTGTCAATGTTGTTATAATAGTTTTCTAGGTCGCTCTCTCCGGTTGAGTTTAACCCTGATGGGCTATCGCCCAAGAAACGAGTTGCCGGGATATCGGATCCGGCCGCAAGAATTTGAAGATATGTATTTAAAAGTTCCGGCACGCTTCCAAATGTTGCGGAGTGTTGAGCTATCTCTGTTCCCTTTCCATCAATAACCGCCCCACGGTAGATGCTTAATTGCTCGGCAATCTTATCGAGCATATTTAAGGCAGAATTGCCTTGTTTGGTGGCTTGTAGGTCAATAAATCTTTCGCATTTTACTAATAAAACGCTTGCAAGGTTCACAAGGTGATATGCTCCCTCTTGCGTTCCGGTTGCTCGCACAAGGCTATCATATAATCTGGATAATACACTCTCGCCAAATCCGGCAGGATTGTAGCGGAAGTTCTGAAGCAAGTTCATAGATGTGTGATTAAATAATGGATCGCCATCAAAGATAATTAATCGGCTGACGTGGGTTTTTACCCCGTTTATCATGTAATATTTTGGCTTGTCGTATGATGGGCTGAATACATCATCATCATATTCGCACTTTGTTATTTTCTCGGTGCTGATAACATTCAAGAATGTAATATCGCCTTTTTTTATTGTTTTAAGATCGAGAACTTCTTCCGGATCATCTTTGCTGTCTTTCACGCCAATAATGATAACGCAACCGCCGAGCAATCGCTCTATGGTGGCGGCTCGTTTGAAGTTGTTATTAACATCAAGGTATTTCATATATTTTTCAATGGCTTCAATATCCGGCTGTTCTATTCCGGTAATCTTTACCGGTATGCGGAATGCATCCTGAACAGGGATATCCACAATTTTTCCGGCTTCCCAACTGGTATTGTACCAACGCACCCACTCCTGCCAACGGCTATAAAAGTCATTTCTAAAATATGGATTGCGTGAATATATGGCTGCCGTTTGTTGGCTTCCTCTATCTTGAACCGTATTTGCTCCGGCACCTCTTAGGATAGTATTTTTCACTAAAATGTTTTTTTTGCTCTTGCTACGTCTGGTCATATGTTATAATCCTCTGTTATTGTCCGCCCCCGGCATATCTCCAAATAGAATGGGCCATTGATGCACTATCAACGCTGTCGTCATGAGCGTGCGACATATCTTCAGCAAACAATGCCGCCTCATTAACTAGATACTGGCTCATTTTATCATCTTTTTTTAATTTTACAAGACCACGGTATACATCCCATGAGAGCTCTCTCGTTCTGCCGACTTTATCCTCTGGGTAGTCATATTCTTTTGGCTTCCAACAAATGGCATTGATGCCGGATTGAATAAGCGTTTGCTCCAAGCTAATGCCTGATGCTTTGTCTTCAATGTACATAAATGCGGCCGGATTAATTAAACTGTTATCTGTCCACTTCCGCCATATTTGGCTTGCTTTCTCCAAAAGTTCGGGGAATTCCCATTTACCTACAATCATATCACGCAAACGCATCTCTTTGCGTAACAGCTCCCAAACTTGGAAGCATGAATAGTCGGCGGTTTTGGTTTTCTTGTATGCTGTGTCGGCCGTTATTATAAGTTTTCCATCTATTGTTGTAATGTCAGCATCGTAATATACCCACCAATCACGCTGAATAATGTTTCCTTTTTCTGCCACCGGTGATTGCTGATATTGTGCTTGAAACATGGTGTCATTAAATGAGATTTCTTTAATACGCTCAGGGGTGTATTGGCTTTCAATATTGCATGTTCCGTCCGGTTCAAGCAAAGGCTTTATGATGCTGTCAAATTTGTATTGTTCAAGCAAATATCCTGATAAATCGCCAAGGTGTAGCCTTTGCTGAATGTTAAATATTGGAACGTTACTGTCGTTCAAGCGTGAGAGCAAGGTTTCATCATAGTATTTGCGGACTTTATCCCTCATGGTTTCGGACATGATATCGGCCGGCTTGTTCGCATCGTCTATGATTAAGGCTCCGGAGAAACCTTTCGCCCCTCTTATGCCGGCACCAAATCCGGTGATGGTGGATCCGATAGATGCAAATAGAATTTGTCCGCCTTTTGCGGTGATGATGCGTTTACTTGCATATACCGCTTTGCCTGTTTCTTGCAAGAGATATTCTCGCCAAAAGTCATCAATCGGGTTTTCTTCCTTTTCTTCAATACCGATTAATCCGTTTCCGTAGAGTTCTTTGTAAATCGGATGCTCTAAAATTTGAGCCACTTCTCTGGCAATGTCGGATAGGAGCATTTGGGAGAATGATGTATAAATAAAATTACAGCGTGGGTTTTTGGTTAGGCAATAAATAAGCCAATATTTGCAGATGGTGGTTTTTCCGGCTCGTGGCGGAATGTTCATGCATTCACGAGTTATTCGCAAATAATAAAGGTCATCAAAAACGTTGAACATATCCTTGTGGATACGGTCCATTATAAAGGGCTTACCCTCAAGAACTCGGAACATGTATCGGAACCAAACCTCAAAGCCGGCATCAAGCAAGGTCTTGCCAAGGTATTCTCGGTTTATATCTTCCGATGTATTACTTCTTTTTCGTTCCTTTTTTGGGCTTGCTTGCTTTTTTGGTTGTTTTTTCTGTTTTTGGTTGGCCATCATTTAATACTTCTTGAATATGCTTGATGATTTTGTTTTGGTCTTGCTCGGTCACAAAGACGGTAGATTGTCCAAGATTTCCGTTGATTATCTGCTCCGGCACCTCTCCGGCCGTATCTCTCACAAACTGAGCCGCTTTGACATCTTGGTCTTTTATCGCCTTATCAAACATTGCCATGGCCAAAATCATGCCATTTGTTAAATCTTCCGGATCAACGCCAGGAAAAAGCATTTTTGACCTTTCTGCTATCTTTTCATGCGGTTTCATCTCAAGCAAGGCTTGCGTGAGTTCTTTTAGGCTTTTTTTCCGTCTTCGTGCATCGGCTGAAGCTTTTCCGCCCATGGATCCATAAAAGCGAGCTTCTTCCGAGGTGTAGACTTTTAATGTTTGTTTATTCCCTCTTGGCATAGCTATTTTCTCCCAAATTATAATATTTTCCCGATAAAATAGGCTATAAATCAAGATGCATGATGTCAATAATGGGTTTAAAACCTAGTTTTAAGTGAGTTCTTTTGCTCGGTTTATTGACTTTATAAACGCCAACGACAATTCTTTTAAACCCAATTTGTGATGTAAATAACTTTAATCTTTCCATCATATCCCGATATACGCCCTTTTTCCGATATTCCGGCAGGGTGTAGACGTGGCACGCCCACACTTCCCGAACCGCCGGGTTTAATCCTACCGCAATAAATCCGATGATGTTGTTATAAATATCTTGTGCCAATACATAAATGTTGGAGATGTCATTAAAATCTTCTTTATCGGCATTGCAAATCTTAGATATTTCCTCAATGTATTTGCTTTTAACATCATTAAGCTGTTCAAGTATTTCCTTGTTTTTTATGATGTCACAAATAATTGACTTAAAAATCAAAGGTTCTTCAAGTGCATATTTATCAGGATTAACATTTTCCTCTTTCTCTAACATTGTTTTCCCCCCTCTTAAAAATTTGGTTATATTTTTCCTTTGATATATCAAGAGCAACAAGGGAAGCTGTTCCGGTTGTCAAATCCCCTTGCTGTTCATTTTGATAGTTCTGTTCATTGTATTTGTCAATATCCTTTACCCATCTATAGGTTGTGGATCCATTATCGTTTTTGACTTCTACAAAAGGCATTTTCTATAACTCCCAAATATGCTCTGTGTCCGGAACACCAAATAAACCCTTTTTGCAAAGAGAAGCAAATTTAGGATTTCTCAATTCGAACTGTTCAATCACTTCTCTGGGTGATGCATATGCTCTTTCGGTGTTTTTTTCCAAAATCTGGCCGTATTTATCTTTTATGGCGTATGAATAAATAATATCTGACTTTCCGATGCAGCAGCTTATTTTTGTTTCGCAAATGTGTTTATAAGGATGCGTAGATACTTTTAATTCATTTAACGCCAAAAATCTGGAAATAACATTAAGGGCAAGGTCTGCCTTGGTTCCGTCCTTTGTCCATGGGCATCCGCCCCCGATGGGGGAGTTTCCGCCATAGAAGTCTACCGCAAGCTTTCGGCCGGTGGTTCCGCAATCTCCCATTGATGAATGCTTGATGTATTTTCCGGTGCCGTTAATTACGGTTACTGTTGTAGGTGTGATGTTCTGCTTTCCTGCCCATTTATCTACAATATCTCTGATTTTAGCTAATTCACGGCCATCTTTTACCGGAATAGCAACGATGATTTCATCAACCATATCTTCATCATCAAGTGTGATTTGTGTTTTAATATCCAATCCGCCAATGCCTTTTTTGGCTTTTGAATATAACAGATTGTTCAAATCTTTGGCAAGGAAATAATCCAACGGCATATAATTCGTATCTGGGTTGTTTTCCGCATATCCAAAGAATATGCCTTGATCGCCCCATCCGTCAATATCTACGCCCTGAGCAATATCCAAGCTTTGTGCTGATATAAGGCTACGGACTTCCAAATCATCCGAGCAAATTGTATTTTCCTTACCCCATTTTTCGGAATATTTCTTTGTATAACCGATTTCCTCAACGGCTTCTTTTACCCATTTTTCGGCAGAAATATCGGCTTTTGTGGTGATTTCCCCGCCAAGGGTTACATGGTTGTCTTTTATCTGCACTTCCAATGCATATCTGGCATTTGGATCTTGCTCAAGAATGCGGTCAAGAATGTACTCGCTGATAAAGTCCGCAATTTTATCCGGATGTCCAATTGATACATATTCGCTCGTTCTCATATTTATTCCCCTTTTTTTAAAATAATTCTAATCCCTATGAATTTCGTTATACAAATTCATCCATTTTCTGGCACGTTTCATAACCTTTTCAGGTGGATTAACTTCGCCATTTTCATATTTAATGACAGATTGCTCGCTACGCTTCAAACAAACCTCGGCAAATGCCGGACGGCCCATCCTTAGCGTTTTTCTAATTTCGTAGATTTCTTTTCCTTTTTCGTTTTGCATTAGTTTATCCTTTTTATTCGTTCAATAAAATCTTCTTTGTTGTTGGTATTAAAAATTTCCCCGGTTGCCGTATTAACCATATTATACTTAAATTCTCCTTGCTTTGTGTGGTTCAGAATAAATAGGTTATATCCACCAATAGCATCGCATAAAGAATGGTATTCAAGTGTTTTTGTTTTTTCTTTTGATTTTCTGTTGTATTCAATCCATTTGGCTTTATTCTTAGACCGATAATCTTTATTATGTTTATTTAGACATTCTTTACAGGTATACTGCAAGCCATCTTTGCTTGTTTTAAGTTTTCCAAATAAAGATAACGGCAACTCCCTCTTACATCTTGAACATATTTTCTTCATAAAAATTCCCCCTATTTATAAATAATTTTAAGGCGGTGGTATAATTAAGCTGCTATGAAATACATGAGGTTTATGTGTGTGGCACAGCTTTTACGTTTCCGATTATACCGTTATAGGATGCCGCCTTTCATCCTCTGGAACCGCCACACGACTAAATGTTTAATGCTTTCCGGTATGTTTCAATTAAAAATTCTTGTTCATCACGGTCGGCCGTATTCATTTTTCGGAGTTTAATAATTTCACGAATAATTTTGGTATCAAATCCCACTCCTTTGGCTTCTGCATAAATATCACGAATATCTGATGAAATGCCTTTCTTTTCTTCTTCAAGACGTTCAATGCGTTCAATAATGGACCGCAAGCGGTTTACATCAATACCGCCAACAATATTATTTCTTTCATCGTCTTCTTTAGTTATAAGTGATGTTTGTTTCGGTTCTGGCTTGTACTCAAATTCATCAACTGTTTCTTGAGATATTCCAAACTTTTGAGCCAATTCTTCTGCTTGCTCTCTGGTGCAATTTATTTTTGATTTCATTTTTTAGATCCCTTTTTTAGGTTTTTATAAACGGCTCTTGTGCAGTTTTCACTAAGAACAATCGTTCCGCACATTATAGGTTTTTCAAATTCCGAAACTTTGATTAAATGCCTTTTGGTAAGGTAATATTCAACATCTGGCATCCCAACTGTTCTAAGACGGGCCACCGCATGCAATGTTTTTTCGAGTTTTCCTCTCATGTTCATCTCCTTATAAAATTTCTTTTGTTGTAAAAACATAATAATATTATAATCACTTCTTATAATTGTCAAACATAAATTTTCCGAACAATGCTTTTTTTGTAATCCGGAACAAGTTTTTGTTTGCATTTTTTCTTAATATTTTCAATTAATTCAAGGATAAGAACCTTTGATACGTCTTTTATGTTATCCACAATAGCATCTTCATCATATCCCAAATTCATTAAATCCTTAATCTTTTTTATAATCTCGCTGTTTTTCTCCTCAATCTTAAATTTTCGCAATAGGTTTATTTCGTCAGTGTGCTGCCGAAGCCTATAATTGACAATATTGGCGTATGCCATTAATTCCGGAGACTTCTTTGTTCTTTTAACTCCATGAATAATTGATGTGTGATCCTTGCAAAACTTCGCCCCAATCATCGGATAGCTGTATCCTCGGTCGTATAAAACTTTGTAGCATACAAATCTCGGCAATGTGTATTGTCGGTCAAACTTGGCAAAAATGTTATAATATTCATTAACCCCCATAACAATCGCCACGTTTTTAATTATTTCCTGCGTTGCCTTGTCAAACGTCTTAAAATCAATTGATCTTCTTCCGCCCATTTTATTCCCCTTAAAATAAATTTAATTGCCCTTTTGTGTCTGTTGTTTCCGGCATTAGCAAGTTTCTGAATATGTGTTCCAACACGTCAACCACAATGCTATTCCCGGCAAGTTTATAAAGTTGCGAGTTTGATAAATCGTGCAAGCGGTCAAATTGCTCGTCTTTCACACCCATCAATCTAAAGCATTCCCTTGCCGTAAGTTTGCGGATGCGATAGTTTTCAACAACATAATTATCCTTTTGAACGCTTGTAAGAGTGTTTGTACAACCGGTATAGTTTATCTCAAGTCTTTGCTCGGTCGGACTTCCTATAGTTCTGTCGCTTGGATTGTCTGGGTTTCTTCCTCTGCTTGCCGCACAAAGAGGCTCCTGTATATAATTATCTGTTATTCTCGATCCGGCCTTTGTGGTTATAGTTTTAGCAATTTTCTCGCCTCTTGTGGGTGTAAATATATATCCACCTTTAACTTTTCTTTGTTGTTCATTTGTCCTTATGAATCCGTTTAACATCTTGTTTCTCAAATAATATTTTTCATCAACATTATCCTCAAGCATGTCTTTTAAGCGTTTTTCAAGAGGTATTGGGTTTGGGAATAAATATTGGCCACCGCCAAGGATTGAAACGCAAAAAATACGCTCTCTGTTCTGCGGTATGCCGTAGTCTTTGGCATTAAGCACTTTGTAATAGTTTGTATATCCCATGCCCTCAAGCACCTTAAACCACTCATTGAAATTGTGGCGGTGTTTGTCGCTCAAAAGGTTCTTTACATTTTCCATCAAAAGATATTTTGGCTTGACGGCTCGGATAATACGCTCACATTCCCACAAAAGGCTTGATCGTGTGCCACTTCCTTTATCTCCACCTTTTCCCTTTCCGGCAACAGAGAAGTCTTGGCACGGCGTTGAATATGTTATCATATCAAAGTATGGTAGTTTTGTTTCGTCTATGGTGTAAATATCTCCATAGTTCTTTGTTTCTCCATGCAACTGCATATATGCTTGGCTTGCGTATTTATCAAACTCTGCAATTTCCGAATAAACTTCTAATCCTAAATTTTTTAATGCTAACGCTTGGCTTCCATATCCTGCACAAAGTTCCAATAATCTTATTTTCATCTTATCATCCCCCTTAAAATGCAATTTTCAATGGTCGCCCACTTCGTTTCCGGAAATTCTCAAACTGACTAACAATGAAGCACCAATCTACCTCTTTGCCGTCTTTGTTCTTAATCAGCCAATTCTGTACTGAATTTATTATCGGCATGCCATACATGTCGACATAAGGTTTTATGTTTCTGTTTTCCGAATTAAAACTAAAACTTTTATTTATTATAAATTTACTGTTACTTAAAAATTCAAAATCATCCGGATAATCAAAAAAATGATTTTCTGTTTCTTTTTCTTTATATATTTCTTTTTCTTTATCTTTTATACTATTATTTAAATTAACAGTATCAGTAGGCATCGTTTCGCATTGCGGAATTGTATGTTCGCATACGTTCGTATGCGTTCGCATGCGTTCGCATTCATCCGCATTATCTTTTTTCTGACGTTCTTTATCCCATCTTATCTTGGCAATGCGTGAATTTTCTTTTGATTTTTCATTCCATTTCTGGATGCCCTCGCTGAATTTCTTTGAAATAAACCGCCAAACTCCCTTTTCTGATGGTTCATCCAATATCATCTCATTATCAAGCATCCTCAAAAGATTTTTGAATATTTTTCCGGCATCCTCGTCGGATATTTCCTCAATTAAATCTTTCCAATCGCTGTATATTATTGCTGTTCTTTGTTTTCTGGCTGACATTCTTGGTTCTCCCTACTTTCTAACTCACTTAATAAATCCCTTTCCAAAAAACGGAATTCCTTTGAAATTGTTTCTAAAATGACAATTGGAGCAGAGATCTCTTTCAATCTTTGCTCCAATCGCTTATAATGTCTTGATATATTTTTCTGTATAATTTGTTTCATTTTTTTAACCTCTCTATCGACTTTCTAAATACAAAATGATGTTATTCACAACTTTTTTAATTTGCAAGCATTATTTTGGCTGAATATTATTTTTATTAAAATAATCCACAACATCAGACACGCTTTTTGCCACGATATAATGGTGTCCGGGAAGCTTTTCAATAAGGGCTTGGAATTCTTTTTGCTCATCGCTCTGCGTTCCGGCTCGCTCATCAATCACCATGCGTTTGTATCGCTCGCTCCAACGATATGTTGCTGGCTTCTTACATTCTATGCAGACGGTGCCGCCGGGAATCAATACGATTAAATCGGCGATTCCTGCCCGCCTACCCATTGATTTTAATATTGCCCTAGTTACCCTACTCTTGACATTAACACCAGCGTCAGGGGCCGTAAAAATAAAGCCCCTGAGTTCTAAATATTGCACGATGCTCTTTTGTACCGGTTGTTCCGGATGTGCAAGCTTCTTTTTTGGCTTCATACCCAATTCTGGGATATTAAACAAGCTCATTTCTTGCTCCTGAATATGTATGCAAAAATCAAAAATGTTATAACGGTTGCGAGATGATCCGGATGCTCTCCAAAATATTCGCATAATTCCAAAAGTGTGCTTTTCTTATCCATGGCGGTTCTCCTTTCTACTTTCTGTTTGATAAAACTCTTAAAATATTGTTTATTGCTCGCCAAACTTGGCGGCATTCTTCAACCGAACGTGTCCATCCGGTGTGATACTCTTTTATTCCCAATTCCTTGGCAATATGGGCATACCACCATCCCCTATCTTTGCCATACATATTCTTTCGCCAAAGCGGATCTAGCTTTTCATGAATAAAATTTCTGGCTTGTTTTAGTTCTTTGTTTGGGATGCAACCGAGCGGCCTTGTAGAGTTTGGATGACATCCAACATAATTTCCGCATTTTTTGCACCTATAAAAATATTTATCGGCAAGGTCTGGACGGTGGGGATATATGTCTTTGCCGGTCACAAGTTCCGTTTCTTCCTGCTCTTGGCACTCAACGCAAAATATTTTCATTTTCTTCCCTCATCTTTCGTATAAATTCCTTAACCTTTTCCCATTCGGCATCGGTGAGGCGGAAACCCCTCACCCTGATGCCTTTTTCTTTTTGCCGTTGTTCATAGGCTCGGTCGCATTTAAGTTTTGTTTCTTTTTTCATTTCATCTCCTTTTGTTGTTTTCTGCTCTTATTATATACCGTTAAACGGTAAAAGTCAACAAAAAAATGCATAATTTTTCAAAAAAATGCACTTTTATAAAAAAAAGCCGGATTTCTCCGGCATTTCCTTTGTGTTATTCGTTTTCCCACGTTTCGCAAAGCTGTTTTATTTGCCCCATGAGCCCTTTTATCTTTTCAAAATTGCTTTCCTTGAATGTAAATCTCACACTTCCGGCAAGGATTTTTTCTTGTTTGGGTTCTGGAGCAACTTCTGCCTTTGGTTCTTCCTTTTTTACCAACGGAGCCGGATTTTGTATCGTTGCAGGTGCTTCCGCTTTTTCTTTTGCCTTTGCCTCTGCTTCGGCTTGCTTTTGTGCTTCTTTTATTGCATCTTCTTCTTGGCGTTTTCTTGCTTCTCTGTATTTGAGTTCGGCTTCAAATGCGGAGTTAATCATAACGGTGATGGCTGTTCCCTCACATTGGTCGCATTTGGCAATAAAATAGCTTTCTTTGCCAAGGTCAAATCCATAGCTTTCAACCTTTGCTTTATAAAACTCACTAACCATCTGGATGCGTTCTTCTCGCATCTTTATTGCTTTTTCTTGAGTTTCTATCCAAGATTTGATCTCGGCAACAATATTATCCAAATCCGCTTTTATGGATTTTTGTGACGTGGTTTTATTTAGCCATTTTTCTTGAATTTCAAATCTTTTAGCATATTGTTGCAAACCCTCAACTCGGATTAGTTCTTCAATCTGTTCCTTTATGGCGATACGTCTTTTTTCACGCTCGATGGTTTCAAAATTATCCACCTGCGTTTTAAGTCCGTTGTATGCACTATCAAAAATGCCTTTTATTTCCAAAATCTGGGCAAGAACCGGATCAATGCGAGCCTTGTATTGTTTTTCAAACTCTTTACGCTTTGCATCAATTTCTTTGGAGTATTTGTTAATGTCTGCCATCTCTTTTTTGATGTCAATTACCTGTTCTTCGGTAATGGTTAAATTTTGGTATTTTTCAACCTTGGCCAATGCCCATGCTTTTAATTCTTCAAAATTAAATTGAATGTTTGCTACGCTTTTGTCTTCCAACACGATTAATGTATTTTCTGTCATTTCTTCAAATCCTTAAAAATTGGGGAGCCGGCAAGCTCCCCGGTTAAATTAAAACAATGCTTTCTGTGGTTGTTGCGGTTGCTCTGCCAGTGCTTCCGGTGCCTTTGGTGCTTCTGGTTCCGGATCGGGTTCTTCTATAATCTCTCCGGTTTTATCATCAAAGTCCGGTATTTCATCATCAAGCGGTAAGGCTTCGTAGTCTGCTTCAATATAACCTTGTTGCGGTTGCTTTGGCATCTCATATTCTTCATTGTCAATGTCAATGCCTTTTTGAAGTTCCGGACTTAATGGCAACCATTTTGAAAGTCTTTTAAACACGGTTTTTTTTGCCATTTCATCGTAATCTGTAACCCATGGACCATTGTTCGGAGATTTTGAACGCTTGCGGATCGCATCAATCTCATCTTTGCTCATAACTTCGCATTTCTTTGTGCTGTCCTTAAAGGTTACGATTGAATAATATGCATATGCTTCCCCTCTCGGTCTGCGGAAATCAATGCGGTGTTTGGTAATTTCGCCGATGTTATATTCAAAGTCGTCATTCTCGCATACTTTGTCGGCATGAATGTTGCTGATCATGCCGCTACGCATGGCAAGTTCGGCAATGCCTTTATAATCAATAATCAGTTGAATATCGTTTTTGTAAGGGATTAAATAAGCTCTGCGGCCATCTGGCTCAATGCCAAGTTCGGCACATTTCATAAATGCTTCGGCAAGGCTCTTTTTGCCCTCTTTGGTTTGCAATGCCAAAATCAATTTGCTGTTCTTTTTAATGCAGGTTACTGCAACTCTGGCAAATCTTTCCGGTGTGCAAATCTTTGGCAAAACTCTAACCCATCCGGCCGATAATTCATCAACGTATTTTTGAACAACATCAATCTTTTTTGGTTCTTGAACTACTGGAACATTTTCAGTCATCATATTACTCCTTTTATGGTTAAATTACGCTTTTAAAATTATAATGTTTTATTGTAATTGTCAAGCAAAAAAAAT